GTCACAAAGCTACTTTTACGGCGCGATAGGCAGGAACCCATCACATCAAGCCGTCAATCTGCCCGGCAAGGCGATAGATGAGGCGGATGAGCTTGACGCTGGCGCGATTGGTAAACCCGGCAAACGTAGCGGCGCCACTGCCTCACAACGTCATGTCAACATGACGTTTGGGCACCACGGCACCGCCTGGGGCAGGACAGCGCTGGAGCGTGAATGCGGGGCCATACGCAACGCCGGGCCGGGCCAGAAATGGCACGCAATCAATAAGGCGGCATATTCCATCGGCGGGCTGGTCACGGCTGGCGAGCTCCAGGAAGGGCCGGCCTTTGCAGCGCTAAAGGAAGCGGTGCATTCCCTGCAAGCGCAGTGTGATGATTTCCCGCACGCGCTGCGCACGCTGGAAATTGGTTTCACTGATGGCAAGGCGGCACCACGCGAGGCGCCCATCCCAAGAATAGGCGCTGAATTGAAGGCGGCGCAGGAACGCGGGGAAGTGGCGCGGGCGGAAGAAGGACGCCCGGTAAGTGTCCGGACTTCGGACGCTTCCGTCGCCACGCTTTCTGACCTTGGCATAACCCGGCAGCGCGCGCATGAAATGCGCCGCCTTGCAGACATCGGCCCGGCTGCGATTGAGGAAGCGGCGCAGGCGGCTAATAAGGGGCGCCCATTAAATGTCCGGACTTCGGACATTTTAAGCGGTCCCCGGACTTCGGGCACCGGGAATCACGGGCAGCGCGCACCTGTCCGGACTTCGGACAGCTCGCCTTTTGAGGCAATCGAACTAACGGAAGATGGCGTAGCGCTGGAATTCGAAAGGCGCTTCCACCACCTGCTGCGCTACTGCCACACCCTCAAGCGCTGGCACGAATGGCAGGAAACGCACTGGCACCCCAACAAAGACCACAAGGCGTTTCATTGGGCGCGCGAGCTTGCGCGAGACCATAACCGCAATTCAAACGACAAGACGAAAGCAATCACCGGCAAAACCGCCTTTGCAGGTGGCGTTGAAAAATTCGCACAAGCCGCGCGATGCTTCGCTGTCACGGCAGAAATATGGGACGCCGATGATTGGATTCTCGGCACGCCTGGAGGCATTGTTGATCTGCGCACGGGCGAGCTACGCCCCGCAATGCAGACAGATTTCATCACCAAAATCGCGGCCATTACCCCAGCCGATCGGGCGGACTGCCCCTTATGGCTTGGGTTTCTGCAACAGGCGACCGGAGGCGACCGGGATCTGATCCGCTTCCTCCAGCAATGGGCCGGGTACTGCCTCACCGGCATCATTCAGGAACATGCGCTGGTTTTCATTTATGGGCCGGGGGGCAACGGTAAGAGCGTCTTCCTGAATATCCTTCGGGCAATCCTTGGGGATTATTGCAGCACGGCGGCAATGGACACTTTCACCGAGGCAGGGACGCGGCGGCACCTGACCTTCCTTGCCATGCTACGCGGTGCCAGGCTTGTCACGGCGACCGAGACGGAAGAGGGCGAGCCATGGGCGGAGGCGCGAATCAAGCAAATGACGGGCGGCGACCCCATCACCGCCAATGTCATGCGCGGCGACCCGTTCACCTTCACGCCAGCCTTCAAGCTGACCATTGCCGGCAACCACAAGCCCGCACTGCGGAATGTGGATGAGGCAATGAAGCGGCGCTTTAACGTGGTGCCCTTCCTGCATGTGCCGGAAAAGCCCGACCGGGAACTTGAAACCAAGCTCCAGGCGGAACTACCCGGCATTCTGCGCTGGGCAATTGAAGGCTGCCTTGATTGGCAGGTGCATGGCCTGACCCGCCCCCAAGTCGTGCTGGATGCGACGGAGCATTACCTGCAGGGGCAAGACTTGATCGGGCGCTGGATGGCCGAACGCTGCATTATGGCACCACACCTGGAGATTAAGCCGGGCCAGCTTGTGAAGGATTGCCGGGAATGGGCGCTGGAGAATGGCGAGACTCCGCCTTCTGCCTCGCAGTTTCGCGGCGCCTTGGAGAAGGTGCGGGGCATCCGATCCGCCACCACACGCGGGAACCTCACATGGCGCGGCATTGGCCTGAAAGCCGCTAAGGACCCCCGGCAGGGTGGGAGTGGGTGGGAGTGAAAAACATTTACGGCACACACGCGCACGCGCGCATATCAGGCGAATGGAAACAGGCCACACCCTCCCCCACCCTGGATGAATTGGCGGGGCGGGTGGCGCGGCTGATCCCATGTCGGCGCGATCCTGAGGCATTCCACATCGAAAAGGCGGAGATAGCCGCCACACTCCGGCGCCTAGCGCGCAAAGGGGGAACCCCATGACCCGTTTTTACGGAACTGCCGAATGGCGGCGCTTGCGGGCTGCCTGCCTTGCCCGCTTTCCGGTTTGCGTCACTGATGGCTGCGCTAATCGTGCGGTTGTCGCCGATCACGTTATCCCTCGCTCCAGGGGCGGCAGTGACTGCCTAAGCAACCTAGTGGGGCGGTGCATCACCTGCCACAACAGCCGACGCGGGACGGATGAACCCAAGCTGCCCGGCTGCAATGCGGACGGAACGCCGCGCGATTGGTCGCACTGGTGGAAGAATGACGGGAAATCTCTCCGGGCTGGGGGCGCGACCGTAAAGGGGGGAGGGAAAAATGGTTAGTTTCCAGATTTTCCGCTTGGTGCCGCGCCATGGGTAAGCGCGGGCCTGGAGCGAAACCAGCGCGGGCGGCGCCCATGCGCGCCGAACCCCAGCCCAAAACCCCATGCGGCGGCGCTACGCGGGCTGAACGGGTTATCGGCTGGTTAGGTTGCCTCACCATTACCAGCGGCGCCCAGGCTGGCCAGAAACTCGCCCTGCGGCCTTGGCAACGAGCCATCCTGGAACAGACCTATGCGGAAGACGCGACGGGCCGGCGCCCAGTGCGGACGGCCCTAATCAGCATGGGCAGGAAGGGCGGCAAAACCACTTTTTCGGCGGCGCTGGCATTGTGCCATTTATGCGGGCCGGAGGCAGTGCCGCGCGGTCAGATTGTGTCAGCAGCGGCGGACCGTGCGCAGGCTGCGATTCTATACGCCGAGCTCCGGGCCTTCGCCTTGGCGGACCCGGAAATTGCCGATCGGCTGATCTTCCGCGACTACAACAAAACGGTGGAAGATGTTGTCACGGGGTCCACCTTCAAGGCGCTATCGGCTGATCACCGGAAAGCGCACGGCCTAAGCCCGACCGTGGCCATATGCGATGAGGTCGCGCAATGGCGCGGGCGGGAATTGCTTGACGCGCTGCGCACAGGCCAAGGCGCCCATGCGGAACCTCTGCTTATTGCGATTTCCACGCGGTCACCGGACCCGGACAATCCGCTGGAGGAATTGATTGGCTACGGGAACCAGGTGGCGGACGGCACCATCGCAGACCCGACATTTCTCTCGGCTATTTTCTCCGCCCCGCTGGAGGCAGACCCATGGGCAGAGGCGACTTGGCGCGCGGCTAATCCTGATGCAGATGAGGTGCGACTTGCCGATATTCGCGTTCAAGCCCTGCAAGCAAGAAACCTGCCCAGCCTGGAAAGCAGTTTCAGGGCCTTTGTGCTGAATCAGCCAATTGCGCCGGATGAGCGTTTCATTGGGCGGGCCGAATGGGATGCTTGCAGCGGTGAAGCCGAACCACGCGGGCCATGCTTTGCCGGTTTGGACTTGGCCAGCGGCGCGGCGGACCTTTCAGCCTTCGCCCTGTATTGGCCCGAGACCGGCGCCCTGAGGGTTTGGGCCTTTCTGCCAGAACTCCAGATTGGGCCGAAAGAACAACAGGACCGGGCGCCATACCGGGACTGGCAAAAACTTGGTTTCGTGGTCGCGCTACCCGGCAAGGCGATAGACCGCGTTTCGTTGCTGACCTGGATTGCTGAAAAGACTGATGGCCTTGAGCTTGCCGGCATAGCCTGCGACCGCTGGGGACTTTCTGACCTGCAAGCGGTGCTGGAGCGTGAGGGTATTCCCCTTTCTCTCCGCCCGCATGGTGCCGGCTTCAAGGATCAAAGTCCAAGCATTCGTTCCTTCGAACAAGCGGTGCTTGACGGCACTCTCCGGCATGGCGGGAATGCTTTGCTGCGATGGAGCGTGGCGAATGCGGTTATTGATACCGACCCGGCAGGGAATCGGAAACTCGCCAAGGACCGCGCCAAGGGCCGGATAGACCCCTTGGTTGCAGCGGTGACGGCGGTAGGATTGGCAGCGCGGGAACCAGCGGCGCCAAATTTCGACAATATCGGGTGGCTGGCGGCATAAAGTGGCTTGCAGGGCGCCCATGCCATCCCGTAGTCTTAGGCAGCCGAACAGGGCGTTGAAGCGCCCTGCCCGGCCTAACCGCAACGCGAACCTCTAAGGAGTCCGCATCATGGCTAACAGCCAATCTAACACCCCGAATCCGTCCGCCGCTAGAGAGCCTTCGCTCATCTGCATTCATGATGCGATGCTAGAGCTCCAGGCGGGCTTGCATGTGCTGATGGCGTATAGCGCAGCCGACCACCTGAGCGATAAAGAAAAGTCGGGCCTTGATTTCATTTGGCGAAACCTCGACCGCGCCGCTTGCACGGCGATGGATGCGCTTGAATCTGTTATTGACGCGCAACAGCCAAACCCGACACCAAGCGCGGCCTGATTCCGATGATTCCCAATTCAGCAATACGAGCCTTCCGGGAGCCGGGCGCGCCAGCCCCGGCCACCCCGCCCGCTATGCCAATGCCCCGGCCTGCAAACTCTCCGCCATATGCGCGGCCACGCCCCGGCAAGAGTGCCGATGAAACCAGTGCCTAGCGCGGCCTGATCCTGGGGCGGCGCGGCAGTGCCGTCCCATTCTGCGCATCGCACAGATTGCTTGACACCGCCCATTTTGTGGATTACACACAATGGACAGGAGATTAAGCTATGGCGCGGCTACCCCAACTGATTGACCAAGTTTCGAAGACTTCGGGCCGGGACCGCGCCAGCGTGGAACATTGCGCCCGCGCTATTCGTGAAGCCGGCTTCATCACCACCACCAAGCGAGGGGTGGGGGCGGCGAGCATGACGGCGCGCGACGCGGCGAATCTGATCATTGCGGCGAATGCGGCGGAGAGCACCAAGGAAGCGCTGCAAGCGGTGCCGCAATTTCGCAGATTGAAGAATTGGTATTCCACCGCTGAGACCGAAACTTTTGAGGATGTCTTTGCTCGTCTGAAAGCAGCCCCGACTTTTGGGGAGGCGCTGGAGGAATTGATCGAGAGCGCCCCGGAATTGGTCGTCGTCTTTCAGCAATATCTCAATGAAGGATATGGCGAAAAAAAAGCCGCTGCCATGGCGCGCCGTGGCACCGGCATTCGCTTGGTTGTCGAGCTTGGCCGCTGGCCTGCGAGTGCTTCAATCAAGATTGAGCGGACAGCCCGAACTGTGGAGTATTCGGGATGGATTGAGGCTTACGCCTTCGAATTCATTGTCAGCAACGAACAGCTTATGGCGGGCGAAGACTTGGACCCCCCCGAGGGTTGCGACCGTGAAACTACTGTTAGATTCGGCCTCAAGACCGTGCTTGGCGCATGGTTAACCTTGAATGGAGAGGCAGAGTAATGCCCCGCGCGGGCGGGCATGGCAGCGCCGTGATGGCGCAGCGTCCCTTGATGGATTGCCCCGCAATCAACCCCAGCAACGCCGCGATGGCGTCGCGTCCCTTGAAGGATTTTTTACAATGAGCCTTAGGAAACTATTGGACCGCCGCGCCGCAATCGCGGGTGAAATGCGGTCTTTGAACGAAACCGCCGGAGACGCCGATATGGCGCCGGAAGCTGCGCAGCGGTTTGACACGCTGAAAGGCGATCTTGACGGGCTGGAGGCGCGAATTGGTCGCCAAGCTGCCTTGGAAGACGCTGAACGCCGCATGGCGGGCCAGCCCTACGGCGGCACAGGCGACCGCAACCTTGACCGCGAGCTCCGGGGCTTCAGCCTTACAAAGGCGATTGCCTCACAAGCTGGCATTCCAGGCGTTGACGCGGGCCGCGAGCTTGAACTCTCCGGGGAAATCGCCCGTCGCGCCGGTCGCCCTTTCCAGGGCATGGCAGTGCCGATGAGCGTCTTCCATGACCCGATCGAACAGCGTGTGCTCACCACCACCACCCCAGCGGGCGGGCCTGGTTCTAACCTAGTGCAAACCGACCTGGCCGGGCAGCAATTCATTGACCGCCTGAGGGCCGCACTGGTGACCCGTCGCCTTGGCGCGCGGGTGCTTACGGGCCTGCAAGGTAATTTGGACATTCCGGGTTTGAAGACTTCCGGGACTTCCGGCTGGGTGAACGAAAACACCGCCTTGACCGCTTCCGATCATGAATTCCGGAAAGTGAGCTTGACGCCGAAACATGCCGGCGCCCTGACCGAACTCTCCAGGAACATGCTGCAGCAGCCGAGTGTGGATGTTGAAGCGCTGGTGCGGGCGGATTTCGCGGCCATCCTTGCGGAAGCGGTTGACCAAGCGGCCATCTCAGGCAGCGGCACGGCACCTGTCCCGCGCGGCATCCTTAACACCTCCGGCATCGGCAGCGTGGCCATGGGCGCCAATGGCGGCGCCATTTCCTGGGCAAGCGTCATCAACCTGATCGGCGAGGTCCAAATTGACAATGCCGAGGGCACGGGCTTCCTGACCAATGCGCGGGTTATTCGCAGCGCACGCCAAACAGTGAAGGTCTCTGGCCAGCCGGTTTACATCATGGAAGGCAGGAACAGCTTGGCGGATTACCCGGTCGCCATGTCGAATCTGGTGCCAAGCAACCTCACGAAGGGCACGTCGAACGGAGTGTGCTCCGCCCTGATTTTCGGGAACTGGAGCGACCTCATTCTCGGCTACTGGAGTGAGCTCGACATTCTGGTGAACCCGTTTGAAAGCACGGCCTATTCGAAGGGCAATGTGCAGGTGAGGGGCTTGCTGACGATGGATACGGCGGTACGCTACCCCGAATCCTTCGCGGCCATCACGGACCTGACCACCTAATGGCCCGGGCCCGCTTCCCTGACGGGCTGGAACGGCGCGCAGCAGTTGAGCTGCGCGCCGATACCGCCGGCAGAAAATTGATCGGCTACGCGGCCTTGTTTGGTTCCCCGACCTCGATCGGCAGTTTCTCCGAAAGCATAAGGCAAGGCGCCTTCACTGAAAGCCTTGCCGGCGGCGCGGATATTCTGGCGCTTGTGGATCATGACCCGACCCGGCTTCTAGCGCGGCGCAGCAGCGGCACCTTGCGCCTGACGGAAGACGCGCTTGGTCTCCATTTCGAGATTGACGCGCCAGACACGCAACTCGGACGCGATATGGTGGCACTTGCCGAACGCCGCGACCTGGGGGGCGCTTCCTTCGGGTTTCGCGTGAAGGATGATCACTGGCCACGCGACAATGTGAGGGAACTCCGCAAGGTGGAGCTCATTGAAATCAGCTTGGTCCAAGCCTTCCCCGCCTATGCGCAAACCAGCGTGCAAGCGCGGTCGCGCTACATCGGCCCTGCGGCACGGATGCGCAAACGCTACATGGAGACATTGCCATGCCATCCTTATTGAGCCGCATCTTTCGACGTGATGAACAGCGCAGCGCCGGAACGGTTTTCTGGCCTGGCGCTGGTTTGTTTGCGACCAATTCCGGGCAGAATGTGAATGCCCGGCTTGCCGAAAATCTGGCGACGGTTTCAGCCTGTATCGGCGCGGTATCATCGGCCATCGCGTCACTGCCGGCCTATTGCTACCGGGGCGCACCGCGCGGGCGGACTGAGATTTATGAACATCCCGTGGCACGGCTGATCCGTCGCCCGAACCAGTGGCAGACTTGGCCCGATTGGATTGAGTGGACAGTCGCGCAAGCTCTGGCCTTCGGGAATGCCATTTCAAGTATTGAGTATGACGGCGCCGGTCGCGTTATCGCGTTGCGGCCTATCCCTTGGCAGAATGTGCAAGCGGTGCTTCTGCCGAATGGTGAACTCGCCTTTGACGTTATCGCATACACTGCCCCATGGGGCGGCAACGGGCAGCCAAGGCGCCTTCTGGCAAGTGAGGTTTTCCACCTCAGGGACAGGAGTGATGATGGACTGCTAGGCCGGTCGCGCATTTCCCGCGCGCCTGAGGTTATCGGCAACGCCCTGGCATTGCAGGAATGGGCGGGCAGTATTTGGCAGAACGCCGCAACCCCTAGCGGCGCGCTTAAACTCCCTCCAGGCGTTTCCAAGGATACGATTGACCGCATCCATGCGCGCCTAAGCCAAAGCCATGCTGGCGCCCGCAACGCCGGCAAGCTGCTACTGCTTGAAGGTGGGGTCGAGTGGCAGGGTATTTCAGTTTCTCCGGAAGATGCTGAGGTGCTGGCATCACGGCGGTTTTCAGTGGAAGAACTCTGTCGCCTGTATCAAGTGCCACCGCCAATCATTCAGGACTTGTCGCACGGCACCTTCACCAATTCCCGAGAGGCGGGGCGCTGGTTTGCGCAATTCAGCCTTGGCCCTTGGGTGCGGAAGATTGAGGCAGAATTCGCCCGGAGCGTTTTCACTGATCCGGCAATGAGCCTTGAAATTGACATGGCCGCACTGATGCGCGGCGATGCTGAAAGCCGCTGGGCATCGCATAAAATCGCGGTTGAAGCTGGCATCCTGACACCGGATGAGGTGCGGGAAATTGAAGGTTTCAACCCTCGCGGCGGGGAAGCGGGTATCGCATGAAAGCAGACAAGCAACATGCCAAGACTTTGCCAATCGTGCCGCGCATTCTGCGGCGCGAATTGGCGGCGACTTACCTTTCTATCAGCCCCACCATGTTCGACAACGAGGTTAAGGCGGGACGGCTGCCGGCGCCTTTAAGGGTGGCGGGCACGGTGAAGGGCTGGGATATGCGTGACCTCGACCAATTGATTGACCAATGGAAGGCGGAGCAAGGCGCACCTGCGGAGGCTTGGAACGACATATGATCGAAAAGCCGCGCCGCTATAAGCATGTGGTGGAAGACCGGGACCGTTACGGCAATCTGCGGACCTATCTGCGGTTGCCCGGACGCCCCAAGGTGCGGTTGCGCGTGCTCTATGATCCTGAGAACCCGGACGCGTTCGAAGCGGAATACCGCCGCGCGCTGGAGGCGAAACCAAGCCCAAAGAAACACGCGGTCGGCACGGTTTTACCGGGCAGCATAGACGCCTTGTGTGTGGCGTATTTTGGAACGGGTGATTTCACGCGGCTAGATAAACGAACACAACGGGTGCGGCGGCAAATCCTGGATCGGTTTCGGGATAAGAACGGGCTCAAGCCTGCATCGGGTTTGCGGCCTGAGACCTTGGTCACATTGGCGGACAGATACGCCAATCGGCCCGAATCCTACAACGGCCTGTTAAAGGCGCTGCGGGCGGTATTTCGTGCCGCTGTCATGCGCGGCCTGGCAAGAGAAAATCCCTGCCTAGCGGTGCCATATCTGCGCAGCAACAACCCCGGCGGCCATCATTCCTGGACATTGGAAGAGGTTGAGCAATTCGAAGCTCACTGGCCTATCGGCACCCGCCAAAGGCTGGCGCTGGCCTTGCTGCTTTATACCGGGCAGCGCCGGAGCGATATCGTTCTTCTCGGGCGGCAGATGTTGAGTGATGGCGTGCTGAGCTTCACGCAAACGAAAAACCGCCAACGCAACCCGATGAAACTCACTCTGCCGATTGTGGATGAATTGCAGCGCATCATTGCGGTTACACAATGCGGTGACCTGACCTTTCTCGTTTCTGAGCGTGGCACGCCCTACACCGGGGACAGTTTCGGCAACGCCTTCAGGAAATGGTGCCGGGAGGCTGGGCTAAAGCATTGCAGCCCGCACGGCCTGCGCAAGGCGACCGCCGCGCGACTCGCGGACCTGGGGTGCACCCCCCATGAAATCATGGCGGTCGGGGGGTGGCGGACCATGAATGAGGTCCGCCGCTACACTGAGGCGAGCGATAGAAAGAGGGGCGCGAGCGTGGCGTTGTCGCGTCTTTCTGCGGCGGAAGCCGAAAAAAGAAAGTCCCACTCTGGCCCTGGCCGGCCTGAGTGGGACGAAAACGCCGAACAAGCTATTGATTCTAAAGGACAAAAAAGATGGATGGTGCCCAGAGCCGGAATCGAACCAGCGACACTGCGATTTTCAGTCGCATGCTCTACCAACTGAGCTATCTGGGCCCTGACAAGG